GATTTCTCTGCTACTGGCGGTAACGGTACTACTGCATATCCAGGCGCATCTACTATTTTCGTTAATGGTAATGCTCTTTCTGCCGATGCTAACATCGCAACTCCAGTTTTTTCACCTTCAGCTACAGTAAACCCACCAGTAGTTGCAACTCCAACAGCGGATGCTTCAACAGCTATCTATCGCGGCGTAGTATTCTACTTGCCAGTTGGTGCAACAATCGAGTCTATCATTGTTGACTATTTAACAGCTATCACAGTAACTAACTCAACATTGAGTTCAGTTTCAATCTTGTTCTCTAACGGTTTTGTTACAAGCAATCCAACATACGCAACTGTTACATTGGGTACAACAACTGTTGGTACAGTAGGTCGTCAAACAACAACTTATACAGCAGCTAACTTATTAGCTATGAATGGTACTTCAGTTGATATTACTGGTACAAACGGCCAGCCAGCTTTGTCACAAGTTGTTGCTACATTGGCAATCGTTGGTACAGGTTTGTCAGCTCTTTCAGCTGGTAAATTCAACATCGACGTTAACTACGTACAAAACGATGGTACATTAGGTACTGCTACTGTATACCCATACGGCAACGCTGACTAATTAATCCCGGGGGTCTACGGACCCCTTTTTTGAAATTTCTTAGGAGATTAATTATGACAATGCAATATGACGTAAAAGGCTCGCATAGTAGTGGCACGGGTCTTATGGTTTCTGGTCGTGTTCGCCTTAAAAACTTGATTTATCTTGGCACAGGTACTGCTGGCAGTGTTGATGTTTTTGATACAACTACAGCCCCAGTATCGGCTACTTATGCACGCTCTGGTACAACTGTTACAGTAACAAGTACAGGCCATGGATTAAAAACAGGTCAAAATATTGGTATTACTTATGCTGCAGCATCCAGTGTTTCTGCCGTTGCTGGTAACTATAATATTACTGTTACAGACGCTAATACGTTTACTATTACAGATTTAAACTCTGGCACGATTGCTGGTGGTACATCTTGTATTTATTCTACTGGTAAATGGTTAACAAGTTATAACACAGGTACAGCAGTTCAACCTTTCCAAGCTATTTTTTCTGGCGAAGGTATTTTAGCTAGCAACGGTATTTATGTAGTTGTAACTAATATTTCTTGGCAGTCAGTTCAATATGGCTAATAAACCTAAAAACGGGTTGTACGCAAACATTCACGCTAAGCAAGAACGTATTGCTAAAGGCAGTGGGGAAAAAATGCGTAAGGTTGGTTCTAAAGGCGCACCTACAGCAGAGGCGTTTAAAGAATCAGCTAAAACTGCCAAAATGAAATCTGGTGGCGGTGTAAGTTTAGCCGTTGGACGCGGTGAAAAACTTCCAGTATCGCAAGGTGCTGGGTTAACTGCTAAAGGACGTGCTAAGTATAACGCAGCTACAGGATCTCATCTTAAAGCGCCTCAACCTCAAGGTGGAGCAAGGCAAAAGTCATTTTGCGCTAGAATGTCAGGAATGCCTGGACCAATGAAAGATGAAAAAGGTAGGCCGACTCGTAAAGCAGCTAGTCTTAAAAGGTGGAACTGTAAATGAGCTTGCCAGAACTTCAAATACATGACCCAGAAATTGTAACTGCTAGAGAGTTAGCAACTCATGCAAACGATATTGAACATTTGCAGGCTGATATGGATAAGCTAGTACAAGACATGGAACAAGTTAAAAAAGCATTAGCTAAGATTGAACAAATGCTTGCAGAAGATCGCACAGCAGCTAAAACTTGGCACACTGCTATTAATATTTTCTCTGTATTATTTGGTGGTGCATTAGTTTGGTTTTTAAATAAGTGGATTAAATAATGCCAAGCGTATCTAAAAAACAAGCACATCTGATGGCTGCAGTAGCGCACAATCCTGCGTTTGCAAAAAAAGTCGGTATACCACAATCCGTAGGTAAAGATTTTAACCAAGCCGACAAAGGCAAAAAATTTAAAGAAGGTGGAATGATGAAGACCGAATCTAAAAAAGAGATGATGGAAGAAGAAAAGATGGACACCGCGCAGGATAAACAGCTAATTAAAAAAGCGTTTAAAATGCATGATATGCAAGAGCATAAAGGTGGTAAAGGTACTAATCTTTCCAAACTTAAAAAAGGCGGTTCAGTACGCGGTTGTGGTATTGCTCAAAAAGGTTTAACTAAAGGTAAGGTGGTTTAATATGGCTAAGAAAAGAGTTAAGCGCTACGACGAAGGTGGCGATATTGAAGATGAAAGTGACCGCGGTACGGTTACTCCTGAACAAAAACAAGCTGGCTTAGATTCAAATTCATTTGGTGATGCTTTTAAAATGGCTCGTTCTGCTGGAGATAAAACATTTACATGGAAAGGCAAAAGCTATTCTACTGCTATGGCTTCTGATAAGCCTAAAGCGGCACCTAAAGCAGAACCTAAATTTAGCCCAGGTGAAGCAATAAATGCTAGAGCTCCTAGTACAACTAAAGCTAAAGAACTTTTAGACAGCTATGTTCCTCCTAAAAGACAAGAGTTATCTAAAACTGATAGAATTAAAGCGGCTGATGGTGGTAAATTCGTTCAAGGCGCCACACCGATGAAAAAAGGCGGTGCAGTAAGAGGCTGTGGTATTGCACAACGCGGTTTAACTAAAGGTAGGGTGGTTTAATATGTCAGGTTACGATAGCGATCCATTCGTTAAAATGCGTAAAAAGATTTTCGGTGAAGACAAAAAAGCTTCAGCGGATACTCCAGAAACTTATAAAAGAGGCGGTAAAGTTATGAAAGAAAAAATAGGCCCATCTACAATGGGCAAAGATGTAGAAAAATTCCCACAATTCGCTAGCCACGAATCAGTTAACGCTAAGCACGGCGCTGGTCACAAGCCACATCACGAGTTCTTTAAAGAGCACGCAGCTGGGCACGATCTGCACCACGAAGCTGTTGCTAAAATGTGTGGCGGTGGAATGGCTAAAGGCAAGTAATGAGAGCCTCTCGCGGGATGGGAGCAATAGCTCCCTCTAAGCAACCTAAAGCTAACGAATCTGCAGTCCTTATGAAAGAGGGCGGCAAGGCTAAGCGTTTTGATGATGGTGGCGATGTTAGCGCAGAAGATAAACCTTCGGCTCCTAAAAAAGTAATAACTAGAGATGACGTACCTTCTTTAAAACAAAAAGCAGATAGAGAATTTGAGGAATATTGGGATAAGGTAAAAAATCCTGGTAACTATCCTGATACAAAGAAAACTATTACAAAGGCTGATGTTGTAAGAGCTCGTAGTTCTGCAGGCGGCGCCGGTTCTGGAGATGCTATGCCTCTAGACAAGATGTTGAAGATGCGTAACCCATCTATGAAAAAAGGTGGTAAAGTGGTAAAGCCAAAGGCAAAGAAAAAATGATACATGTCTCCTTATACCCGATTACTGGTGTCATGTTAGGCGCAGAAATTCAGGTATTTGAGGAGTGTAATGTTTTTGTATTAGACCTTCTTATTTTAAGAGTAATGATTGAATGGGATCAATAATGAAAGATTTATTAAAGAAATTGTTGGCGTTATTTAAAACTCCAGCACCAAATAAACCTGTAGAACCTTGGCCGTTTCCAGTACAAGAAAAGCGTAAACCTGGACGTCCCAAAAAGACTGAACCTTTACCGGTTAAAGAGCCAGCCAAGAAAAAACAGGTAAAAAAGATTGCAGTAAAAAAGTCAGCTAAAAAGGCTAAGTAATGACAACATCCGGCACAGCTAGTTTTAATTTAGATTTAACAGAAATGGTTGAAGAAGCATTTGAGCGTGCCGGTTCAGAGATGAGGTCTGGTTACGATTTACGTACAGCACGCCGTTCTATGAATTTGTTATTTGCTGATTGGGCAAACCGTGGTATTAACTTATGGACAGTTGAGCAAGGTCAGATTACTCTGACTCCTGGGGTTAATACATACGACCTGCCTATTGATACAGTAGATTTAATTGAGCATGTAATAAGAACTAACGCTGCTAGCACGTCTAACCAGTCAGACTTAACAATTACACGCATTTCTGTATCAACATATTCAAGTATTCCAAACAAGCTATCTCCTGGCCGTCCTATTCAAATTTGGGTTAACAGACAGTCTGGCGCGCAATACCCTACAGCAACAGCTCCTAGCTACGCTAATAAGACCACAGGCGTCGATGCTCCACAGGTTACAGTTTGGCCTACTCCAGATAATTCACAGGTCTATACACTCGTTTATTGGCGTTTGCGCCGTATTCAAGATGCGGGCACTGGTGTAAATACATTTGACGTACCTTTCCGTATGGTTCCTTGCTTCGCGGCCGGTCTTGCGTACTATATCGCAATGAAGGTTCCAGAGGGCATGAATAGACTTCAGGTACTTAAACAGCAATATGATGAAGCTTGGGAAGCCGCAGCTACAGAAGACCGAGATAAGGCCGCTGTACGCTTTGTACCACGCCGCATGTTCATAACTTAAGGTAGAATATGGGTAATCGGTTTGCTTCAGGTAAATGGGCAATTGCGCAGTGTGATAGATGCGGGTTTCGTTTCAAGCTCAAAGAACTGAAAAAAGAGATTATTAAGACTAAGAAGTATGATTTAAAGGTTTGTCCGCAGTGTTGGGATCCTGACCATCCACAGTTGCAGTTAGGTATGTATCCTGTGTATGACCCACAAGCTGTTAGAGAGCCTAGAATTGATACAACTTATTACACTGCTGGTATCGGTGCCGATGGGTATCCTACAGGCGGTAGCCGTCAGATTCAGTGGGGGTGGAACCCTGTTGGTATGGCATACGATTTTAACGAAACACCCAACTATCTCGTAGCTAACGGGCAGGTTGGAACAGTAACAATAGGAGCATAATATGGCACGAGATACAGGTATTGAAAGTAAAGGCAAAACTAAGGGTAAAAACCTTGGTGATTCTGGCCCATCTGTTGGAATTGAAACAGGTAAAAAAGGTAAGAGCAACCCTAAAGGCGGCAAAACTAATGAAGACATGAAGTCTATGGGGCGTAACCGCGCTAAATATAAAGCTGACGGAAAGAGTATCTAATCATGGCTACTAAAAAGAATAATCTACCTGCAGAATCATATGCAACTCAAGGCGTAGCACCAACAGACTTTAAACAAATTAGTGCTAAACGTGACCCAAATACTTTGTCAGCAAGAGAAGTACGTGTTGGCGATGCAGTAATGCGCGTAAGCCTTGGAGATCCAGGCGCTGATATTACTAAAAAAGATGGCGTTGAAACACGCGGTAATGGCGCGGCTACTAAAGGTCGTACTGCTCGCGGACCAATGTTTTAAGGACTTAAATGAATTATACACAGCTTCAGCAAGCCATTCAAGATTACACAGAGAACTATGAACAGACGTTCATAAATAATATTCCTTTGTTTATTCAGGAAGCTGAAGACCGTGTATATAATAGTGTTCAGATACCTGCACTACGTAAAAATGTAACAGGCACGATGACATCTGGCAACCAGTACGTGAGTCTTCCATATGATTGGCTATCTAATTATTCTATTGCCGCTATTGATGCTTCTGGTAACTACACTTATCTTTTAAATAAAGATGTTAACTTCATTCGTGAAGCATACCCAAACAATAGTACTGCTAACCGTGCTTTCCCAAAATACTACGCTCTTTTCGGTTCTACATATGGCTCTACAGAAAATATGTCTTTGATTGTTGGGCCTACTCCCGACCAGAATTACAATATGGAAATGCACTATTTCTATTACCCACCTACAATTGTTCAAGGTCAAATTTCTCCTGCAATTACCGGTAGCTTACCCTATGGCGGGTTGGGTACTATTGTTGGCGGAACAGGATATAATTCTGGCGTGTATGAAAATGTAGCTTTGTCTGGCGGTTCAGGTACAGGGGCTAACGCAACTATCACAGTTGCAGGCGGTTCAGTTACTTCAGTAACACTTAATAACGGCGGGTCTTATTATATTCCAGGAGATGTTTTAACCACCGCAAATACTAATATCGGCAATGCAGGCTCAGGGTTTACAGTTACTGTTAATTCTATATCTAATGCTAATGGGCGAAGCTGGCTTGGAGATAATTACGACCCGGTGTTGTTTTATGGTGCTATGCGTGAAGCTATGCTCTTTATGAAGCAAGAACAAGATTTGATCACGTACTATGAAAATAAGTACAATGAAGCGCTTCAACAGCTTAAACGTCTTGGGGATGGCCTTGAAAGAGGCGATGCGTACCGTGATGGACAAACTAAGATTAAGGTTACTACATGATTTCGCAAGGTCAATGTACAGTATTTAAAAAGAACTTATTGAGTGGGCTGGAAGATTTTCAACAGCCTTCTCCATTTATCTACAAAATAGCACTATACACATCTAATGCAACGCTAGATAATACAACTACTGTATATACAACAACTGGTGAAGTTACTGGTCCTGGATATACTGCGGGCGGCCTTGTTTTAACCAATCCTACGGTTGGGTTTGATACTTCAAATAATGTGGCCTATGTAGACTTTGATAACGCTGTTTGGGCTAACTCTTCCCTTACAGCTAGGGGTGCTTTGATATATAATAGTACGACCGGCGCGGCCGTGTGCGTTTTGGATTTTGGTTCGGATAAATCGGCTAGCCCATTTGCGGTTAATTTCCCAAACCCAACATCAACAACTGCAATTATTAGATTAAGTTAAGGATCAATTATGAAAGAAATTCAAGGTTTCGGAGACAACGCAGTAGCGACTCTTCAAACAAATGCAGTGATACCAGAAGGTATGGGTGTTGCTGGACACTATCACGTTGAGTGTCGTGATGCCGCAGGCAATTTAAAATGGGAAGAAGAATTCCCTAACTTAGTTGTTGCAGTTGGTAAACAGCTAATGCTTGATACTTTATTAAAAGGCTCCGCTTACACAGTTGTTGGCCCATTCTTAGGCTTAATTAGTAACAATACAACATTTGCCGCAGCTGATACTATGGGTTCACACACATGGACTGAATTTATTAACTACACAGTTGGCGGTTCTGCAGTACGCGGTACAGCAGTGTTCGGTTCTTCAAGCTCAACAGGAACAACGCCTTCTAACGTAACTTCTTCCACTGCCACCGCAATTACTTATACGATTACTGGTGCGGGTGGTACTGTTTATGGCTGTTTCTTAGTGACTGGTACCGGCGCTGTCAGCACGCTAAGTTCAACAGCTGGTGTTTTATATTCTGAAGGCAACTTTGCAGTAGCTAAGACAGTTACAGTTGGTGATACGGTTTCAGTTACTTATAGCACAACAGCTACTTCTTAAGGAGCCCTAAATGGCTCTAGTCTATTATGACCGGGTACAGGAAACGACTACTACCACTGGTACGGGTACTGTTACTCTTGCCGGTGCAGTAGCCGGATATCAATCATTCGCCGTAGTTGGTAACGGCAATACAACCTATTACACAATCCTTAGCGGTACTGCTTGGGAAGTTGGTATTGGTACATGGGCTACTGGCGGTACTCTAGCTAGAACTACTGTTCTTTCAAACTCATTAGGCACAACCGCAAATATATCGCTTACAGGTACTTCAACTGTTTGGTGTGATTACCCAGCTGAGAAAGCTGTGATTCAAGATGCTAACAACATGATTTCTTGGAACAATGAAGCTGCTGGTATAAGTACTATTGTTTCGGCAGGTGGTACTACAACTCTTACAGCTACAGCTGCTT